CATTTAATAATCACTTGATGAAATTTACATTGAATAAATTTAACATACTTGGGAAATGAAATTAGGATGTCATAACTGCCGGAGCGTGATAGAAAAAACACAGGAAGGGGATACTCTTTTTGTAGTGTGTAGTTTATCAGGCAAGAAAATTAAAATTGGAACCGTGATTATTGACGTTAACAAAGTAATTTTTAATGACGAAATTTGTGAAAACCACGAAACCTAAAATCTATTCATTTTTAATTGGATGTGGAATAGCTATTATGATATTCCTACTTGGTTCCTGCTGTGTAGTTCGAACAATCCAGTACGACATACAATGCACAATAGAACGGCCTATTTTGGAAGATGATATGTTGTGTTACTAAATAATTAAGTCATGGAAAACAATAAAAGACAATCGGAAAATGAAATACTCAACGATTTCGCAAATTGGTATGATAAAACTTATTCCGGTAACTTAACGGGGGAAATTATTGATGAATATGTAGAATTAATGGGACATCTAAATAATTATATCCCTTCAGGAGAAAGTAAAAGCGAATGGTTACAAATAGAACAAGATTTTATTGAGTGGGATAACAAAACCCATTCAAATGCTTCCCAGCGCCAAATTTTAGATTGGTTTAAAGAAAGATTTAACACCATTCAATCTGAACCAATAAACCAAAAATTATTGGATGCACTTAGAGAATTAACAGTACGTAGCCGTATATATCTTCCTACTGATGAACAAGAAGAAGAGTGGTATAATAAAGGGCTTCCCGGATGTTCTGATTTATATGGGAAAATAGGTACTTTATTAGGATATTAAATTCAACAGGCAGAACAATTAAAAGGGTAATAACATGATAAAATTTGGTGACATTGAATATTTTGAATTACTGGGTTTAAGGGATAAACTAAAGAACTTTAATTACGATAGACTTGATTTAGTCTCACTCGATAAATTGAGAAACGAAATTGAGATTAAAATACGGCAAATTGATTATACAGAAAACGAGAAGCGTAAAAATCAAAAAACGAACAATTAAAACAACAGATATAAACTTGTTATTACTATAATTATTTGTACATTTGGGTTAATTAATTGGGGTAGCAATTAAAATAAGGGAATGATATATCTGTGTAACCAAACGGTTATTATTTTCCAACAAACGAGCAAGTAAGATTTTTTTACTTGCTTTTTTTATTAGACGGTTTTTGTTTAAGAAGATTCTTGATAGGGTTAACTAAACCCTTATCGCTTTTTACATCTTCTTTAAAATCAGCCTTACTTATTTTTTTTGATTTCATAATTTATCATTTACCTTTTAAGATATTTGAATAAAGTATTGCATAAATCAAATAGATATCTGATATTCAATTACTTAATAAGTATAATTTTTTGAAATAATTTATTTCTATTACTTCTTTAAATTATTGCTTTTTAATATTTTTTCACTATTTTTGTACAGTAAATGAAAATAGCCCCGTTGCGAGGGGCTAAGTAAAAAGTTCTAAAATTAAAAATGTAGCTAAATATTAGCATGGACATTTTATGTTTACAAACATAGTAAAAAAATTTTGATTATGGATGATATAACTGTAAAATTAAGCCCCGAACAACGGAACGAATTAACAAAGTTCTATACCGATAAGATTAATGATCTTCAGAAACAAGTATCAGAAGCTAGAGAATTACTTCAGAAATTAAATGGAGATAGTCTTTATAGAACTAAATTAGTTTCTGAAAAAAATGTTGAAATACAATTACCTAAGAATTATCATCTTTGGTCAGTAGCACAAAAGATCAAATATGTTTTAAATCAAACTAATTATTGTTTAACTGCTCGTCAAATTGTCGATAGTTTGAAACAATTCGAATTAGATGATAAATCGACTTTTTATGGAACTGTTTCAGGCACAATATCAAATAAGATTAATAAGAAAATCTTATTTAATAGATATAGAGAAATTGAAGGTGGTGATTTTTATAATGGCTTAATTGAATGGTTTGATGAAAATGGTAATGTACTTGAACAATATAGAGCAAAATAAAATGGGATATTGCAAGTATCCCATTTTAGTTAAGTTGAAGGTTGACCTGCCAGTTTATACAGGTTGAAAGGTAGATCGGGGATAGTCTCATAAGCTATTTCGTACCCGAACAACTCCCCTTCACTTTAATTAAGCCCTCCCAGCGAGGCCAGAAAGGAGCTAAAAGATTCATTTCTTAGGTTCCTTTCTGCATTTTTACAAATATAGCAAATTATTAGATACATTTTGTGGCTCTGGTGGTTTATCTCCTGGTTTTTAGACTCTTATAATCTAACCTACCTTTAGTATTTGCAAGGCATACGTCAAATTTTGAACCTTCTGATAGTTGCCTATTATTAAATCTATAGGTAAACTCATTTACATACCTATATAAGTGTTCATCACTTGTATGATGGTATATTCCGGTTAATCCTCTCTTTAGTAAAGCCCAAAAACTCTCAATATTATTAGTATGTACATTACCATTTACAAATTCTTCTGCACTATGATTGACAATACTATGCGAGTAATCTCTTGACAGAGTTTTATAACTTGTCCATTCATCTGTGAAAATTATATTCCCCTTTTCTACTTTATTCAGCATAATAGGTAGTAAAGTCTCGCTTTTAGTATCTGTTACAGGAACTGCATATACCTTACCTCCTCTTTCAAATATTCCTAATACAGGAGTTTTAGTCTTTACGCTTCTGCCTTGTGTTTTTGGGGTTCTTTTTGATCTATGTTTATTCTTTTCTAATCCTCCTATATATGTTTCGTCAACTTCGACCAATGAAGTAAATTTATCTTCTTCTGGCTTGAAAGATTCACGAACCCTATGTAATAAGAACCATGCAGTTTTTTGAGTTACTTTTATATCCCTAGATAGTTGATGTGAACTTATGCCCTTTTTATGTGCGCTAATTAAGTAAATCGCAACAAACCATTTCTTTAATGGTATTTTACTTTCTTCAAATATAGTTCCTACGCGAACGCTGTATTGTTTATGACATTTGGTACATTTCCAGCGTTTACCTCTTTTAGAGGTATTAAGTACATAAGATTCATTATGCCCACAATAAGGACATTCAGGCTCTCCATTCCACCTTATTTGTGCTAGATAGTCAACACACCGATCTTCTGTATTAAAGAAGTCAAGTAAATCATATAAACTATCGAAATCTCTTATATTATTAGGTTGTTGTATCATTGTCTTATAAATTTTCATACAAATATAATCGAATATTTTGATATATACAAATATTCTCGAATAAATTTGTATATTTGTTTCATGAAAACATATAAAGAACAGATTAAGAACAAACATAATTTTGTTCTTATGAAGAAAGATGAGGTACTTGCCACTTTTGGTAATCTCAGAAAATTAGTTGAGTTTGTGTCGGATATTAATTTCCCTAGCTATTGGACATTGATTAGGAAAAAAGAAAATCCTATCATCCAAAAAGATTATAGGATTTTTAAGGTAAAACATTATTAATATGATGTATATTTAATGCTATAACCAATTAAATATTAATGTTATGCAAAAAGTTGTAACTGTTAATGTGCATGATATTCAGTTGGCGTCAGCCGATAGAACAAAACTAAATATCTTAGAAACAGAATACCCTCTTCTAAATAAATACCTAGAAGAAGGGTATGTTGTTCTTCAGACTATTCCATTTCAGATACCTAATACCTATGTAGTTTCAATAACATTTATTCTGAGCTTGTGATTACTACATTGTATCTGTAATTTCTTCAGATGATTTATAAATTGGAATAAATAAGAAATAGACAATTATTATTTTCTTATCTATTCGATTAATAAAAGATGAAGACATCTTAATTTTTGTTACTTTTTTAATCATATTCAAAAATTTTTAGGTTAAACAATAAAAAAGAGCAGTATTTAACTGAACTTTATAAGTTCATGATATATAGAATGATAACTAAATATTTACACGATATTAACTGTCGTTCGTCAAAAAAATTTTGACAAAACATTATTAACTACGTATATTTGGTTAAGACTTAATTGTCTTTTGACCCTAAGGTGGGATATCCTTAGGTTGAAGCCCTCAAATAAAGAGGGCTTTGTGTTTATATAGAATTGTTATGGGGAATAGAGTTATAGCTTATTTTGATGGCTTCAATTATTATGAAGGAATAAAAAGTAAATGGGGACGAAAGTATTATTGGCAAGATATAGTAAAATTTGTTGAGCTTTTTTTAAAACCTTATCATAAACTTGAAAGAGTACGATATTTTACTGCTATTCAAAAAGACGAGGATAAAGCAGAGAGACAAGATAGATTCTTTCAAGCTAATAGAGTAAATCCTTTATTTAATTATGTATTAGGTCAATTTTATCGAAGAGAAAGATGGAGAAATATTGATTGTAATGGCAAAAAAGTTAGTAGAAAGATATTGTTTTGGGAAGAAAAAAAATCTGATGTAGCATTAGCTTCTTATATGATTCGAGATGTTGTAAAGAATAATTGTGATGTTATTTTTCTTTTTACTGCCGATAGTGACATAACTCCAGCAATTGATGTTATAAAAGAAATTGCTGGTAGAATTAAGATTTTTGTTTTTTTCCCTCCAGGTAATTTTTCTTATGATTTAAATAATTGTGCTGATAAAAGAATTTATTTACAAGATCATGAAATAAAATTTCAAAATTCTCAATTCCCGGATGAAATAACTTTACCAAACGGATATGTTATCAAACGTCCTGAAAAATGGCGATAATCAATATAGTTGAATTAGTTTTAGGTTACACAAATATATCATTCCCTTTTTTTAATACATTTACAGTATGGTAATAAACAATGGTAAATACAACACACCTTATCGAACTTCGGAGGGTATCGCAGGGACATAAGCCTGTTTGCCCTTTCATCCGTTCCGAAAGCATTGGCCCAGGAATTGAAAGAGGGACTATTATCGAAAAAATAACCATTGACTTTAGTAAAAACTAAAAAACCCGGAAGCAATTAAGCAACCGGGCTTTCTTTTAATTTTCGGGCGGTTTATTTGCCAAATAGTTTACATAGAACCTAATTTGTTTAGGGAATATTTTACCCCAATTACTCATCGCTTGATTCCATTCTTTTTCATCAACACGAACAGTCCTATTGATTAGTTTATTCTCTTTTTTCTTTCTTCCCATTATATCCCAAAATTATCAGTTACATCATCGTGTTCGTATTCGGGCTTATCACAGGTAACGTATATGCTACCAAAGATAACTATTAATACTGCCACTATCAATATGTAAGACGGCACTTTCTCTGAGTATTGAACTACTTCGAGTATCATATCAGTAAATTTTATGATTGTTCAACCGATTGTTATTTATTACCCGTTTACATCGCATATAATCGACTTTAGCGGTTATCTTAGTGTGAGCTGTACAAAGTCCTAAGTTAATACCTACGATGCTTAAAACGCATAGTATTAACTTAAATATGGTAGTTGATAATCCGAGGATATATATATCTGAGATCATTTCATTCGTATTAGTTTAACCGGAGTGAAATTAGTTATTAACCTTTCTTCTGATTTTAGCCGTTCAGCATATCCAAATGAATAGCCTTTTAAAGCGTTTTCCGGATCACCAGGAGAAAGTCGTATAAGTTCATAGTTCGGAACGTTTAACTGAATAGATTGTTCCGTAGAGTCTAATTCAGGTTGGATATGAGGTAAGGTTTTAATATTATATTTTTTACCTTTATCCCTTAACTTCCTGAGTATTTTTCTGGCAAACTTCAGTTTACGAAAATCTTCAAGAGTTATCATTAGTTAGTTATCTTAATTAAGTTAGTTGATTATTTGAGTATAAAATAAAGTAACTTTTATGGGTATATTCTTACAATTCCCTGATTAACTATTTAAGTTACTGAGGTCAGATTTGCCCGTTATGGTTCCGGTTTGGTAAACTCTATCTGCTTATCATTTTATTATACCCTCCCGTTGTTAAGTTTCAAACATTGCGGGAATTCACAGATAGGCGTTAAATCATATCCTCTTTTATACTCATCTTTTATTTTCCGTTCGATATAATCAACGGCAGGGGTGAAAGAGTATGAACCCCCTATCGGTGTACAGAAATTCAGACACATGGAAGGAATTTCCCGAAAGGAGGCTCATTATAGCTTCAAAATGGATTTTCATTCGTATCTAAATTTTCTGTACAAGGCGAAGATAATCTATTTCTTAGACTTTTCAAAGCAACCTCATCAGATATTTTAGTATAAATGATATTCCTTTCATGTGGGGGCGGCAAAGGCTTTCTATTTATGAAGTCTAATGCCTGACTTAGGCGACCCATAGGATTAATTATCGAACCAAAAAATAATTCGGAATGTATCAGATTCTTCATCTTTTCTGTAATACTCCGATTCAAAATGTTTTTCTAAAGTCTCAATAAAACCTTTTAAAACAAAGTTTTCTTGTTGCCATTCCTTCCAAACTAATCCTTTTTGAGTGCTACCCTTACACCACCAATTTGGCATTTTACCGGATTCAATTTCTTTTACACCTTTTTCATCAACTAACCCAGAAAATTTAACGATGTTGTTTTGTTCGTAGTAATCATAAAGTTCTTTCATTGTAA